CGGATGAGTGTTTCTAAAAGCAAAGGTGGTTCGTCATCGACAAACGAAGTATCCCTGCTTTCTGGGGACGCTATGCTGCAGTTATCTGGCACAGGGCTGTTATATCGTGGGGTGAGTCGATGAGAATGCCACCAAAACGTTTTTTTCCTCATGCGATGATCTATCGCAAGAAAAACGGAATGGGTCCACGAGGTGAGCCAATTCTTGAAGAGGATCTTGTGATTGATCATGTCCGCTTTGATGACACAGTCAAATTTGAGCCGAGGGATATTGATGGGAAAGTACAAACGCCTAATGCATTGATCTCTATGGTGAAAAAATATACTGGACCATTACCGGAGTTTTCAGTTGCAGATCAAATTGAAATCTTTGGCGAACAATACACAATCACAAAAATCGTTCCGTTGCTTGTTGATTCTCCTGAACCATTCGCTTATGAATTGGAGGTAGTTTAATGGGAGCATCTGTAAGAATTGATTTAAGTCGAGCAAAAATAAAATTAAGTCATTCATCTATACAAAATGGACGGCACGAAATGGCAAATAAAGCTCATTTAGATATGAATGAAAGATTTGTTCCTATGAGGAGCCAACACTTGAGAGATATGTCTTTTGTTGAAAGTAATGGAGAAAAGATTACTTGGAATGCTCGATATGCTTTGGCTCATTATCACGGAGGGTTTACAAATAAGTTTGGAACACAGGTAATATTTTCTAATTATACTACACCGGGAACTGGTCCATATTGGGATAAAGAAGCAAAATCTATATTTATGTCTAGTTGGTTAGAAGCGTTCAAGAGGGGAGCGAATTGGTAATGGATTTTATTGATCAGTTGTTAGAAGTATCGAATCAAATACCAGTACCAATTCGTATTCACTCTTTAGATAAAGACGAGTCGATGCGTCTAACCGCATTACCTGGAGGTAAAACGGTCGAAACTTTTATGGATGGATCAAAACAAAAAGAACTAAATTATGAATTTGTCTATAAAACAAAATGTGAAAATGCAGATCGGATAATGATTGAACTAGGTGAGTTACTAGAAGAACAAGAAGATATTCCATCTAGTAACAATAGTTATCAATTTGTTGGAATAACAATTGTAGATGAACCTTTTTTTACAGGTTATGACGACAAAAAATTTCTGTATTATCGATTAGCAATCAAAGCAACATTATATTTTGATAAACAGGAGGAATATTATGAAACGAAAAAAAATTGCGCTAATTGGATTTGAAATTCAAAAATTGAAAGATGGAAAAATTACTGAAGATGGTTGGGTTCGTTTAAAAAAAATCAAGAGTGTCTCTGATGCCTCACAAGAAGAAGTTGACGATGGAGACGGTTTCTTTGATGGGTCAGGAGAACCAGAGCAAACGATCACCTCTCATCGACTAGGCTATAGTTTTACGGGTGAATACTTTGAGGGTGATGAAGCATCTGAATTAATTGATGAAATGATTGGTTTATTTGGAGATGATCGGAAAATTGGTTTTCGAGTAACAGATGATCGAGATAATCCCAAAAAGAAAAGGGAAGGAATTGCAACTTTATCAAGTCCTCAAACGAAAACTGGAGGGGCTACTGAATTTGGTAATATTGAATTTACTGTTCTATATGATACTACACCTAAATGGGAACCTTATTCAAAGCAGACAGCCCAGAGCCAGAAGAACTGAAAGCTACTGGGCTAACTATGCCAGAATTAAAACAAACACTTGATAGTAAAAATATAGAATACCCGTCAAATGCTAAAAAAGACGAACTAACTAAAATATTGGGGGAGGCTTTATAGCCTTCTCTTTTTTATATGGAGGTAATTATGAAACAAACACTTGATATCGATATTGAACTCTCTGGCTTTCCAGTAGGATTTACAAATCCAATTACTGGTGAGCGTGTTGAAATCTGGTTTGATAGCTCATTGGAAAATTTAAAACGAATTATTGTAGAAGAAAACTATGAGGAATTCGACATATACGAACAAAAACTTAAAGAAGATTCTATCCACGAAACTAATGTTGAAACAGTCATAGAACATGCTAAAGGGACTCTTGAATATCAATATGATTTTTTCTTTGGTAAAGGAACATTTGAAAAATTATATGAATGTGTACCAGATTTTGATGCACTTGAACGTGCTTATGAACCAACTATCAAAGCTATTGCTAAAAAAGTCGAACAACAAGCAAAAAAAAGACAAAAGGATAGAGAGATTGCAGCAGAAAAGTTAACCAAAGAGTTTCAGAAAAAGAAAAAGCAAAAAGTAGCAAATAAAAAGTAGGTGGTGACATGAGGTTAAATGACCCAGAAGTCACTTCCTTTTTTTATAAAGAACGTGAGTATTTGATTAACTTGTCATTTGATATTGTATTAGATGCTTTTGATGTGTTAAACGAGGCAATATTCACTGATTATGAGAAAGCTTGTCTATGTCTAGACTTATTAATTGGAGAAGGTTGCTATCAATCTGAGGATGCACTTAGTCTATGGGTATTTATTTACGACCAATTTATTCATAAGGAAGTTCCACCGTTCATTAAATATAGTTTTTACGGAGAGCCACTTTCTGTGGAAGAGCACGAACAATTAATAGATATATCAGCGGATGCAGAGACTATTTACGCTTCTTTTATTCAAGCATATAACATCGATTTAATTGATAAACAGGGAATACTGACTTGGTCCAAATTTAGAGCTCTTTTACATAATCTGCCTTCAGACACTCCACTTAAACGAATTATGCAGATTCGAGCTTGGAAACCAGGAAATAATGATTCAGAAGAATATAAGCGAGATATGACAGATTTACAAAGATACTATGCCTTAAATACGGATAGAGATGAGGAAGATAATGACTAAAGATGGCAAAATAAGTATTCTGATTGATGTCGACGCCAAGCAGGTTCCTAATGTAATAAGTTCAATTGAAAAAAACTTTGGACAGTTAGGAAAAAATGCTGATGATATTACAAAAAAAATTGGTAATAATATGGGTGCCAATACTGAGACAGGAGCGAAAGTTGCTAATCAAGCAGTGGATTCAGTTGAACAGTCGATGACTGATTTGGGAAGATCGACTGATACGGCTACTGTCAAAGCTGGGAAATCATTAAGCGAAAACTTCGAAGTGGGATCTAAGGCCGCTAATAACGCAACAGATAGCGTGGCTAAAGGAGTGACGGATCTAACCGCCACGACGAGCACTGAACTAGCTAAGTCAGGACGTATCATGGGTGAATCCTTTGATTCTGGTGCCAAAAATGCCAATCAGGCCAATGACAGTGTCGTTAAGTCAGTCACAAGCTTGGTTTCTTCTGTGGAATCTTCTGCACCTAAAATTGGTAAAGAGCTTGGTGGCTCCTTTCAATCTGGTGCCAAGGAGGCGACTAGCGCTTTAGATGGTATCGGGAAATCAAGCAGTAACATGTTAGCCAGTATTGAAGCGACGTCACCTAAGGCAGGTAGAAGCATCGGTAATTCGTTTGAAGCAGGTTCCAAGCAAGCAGCTAGCGCTCTTGGATCTATAGAAAAGTCCTCTGCGCAGATGGTTCCTCCTGTTGAATTATCAGCAACTAAGGCAGGAAAGAGTATTGCGACTAGTTTAGAAGCAGGTTCCAAAGACGGAGTGAAGACTGTCAGTGATGCGGTTGATGCGATGAAAAAGGATCTTACGTCATTGGGTGATGAAGCAGAAAAGTCTGGTGCTAAAATGAGTACCTCCTTTTCTCAACCAGAGCCAAAAGCCAATTTGTTAACAGGCTCTGTGGGCAAACTAAGTGCAGCAATGTTGATCACAAAAGGAGCAACTACAGCACTAACGATGGCTAAAGGTTCATTAGATGGTGCATTTGGTCGTATTGATACTTTGAATAACTTTGAAAATACGATGACCCGTTTAACAAGCAGCTCAGAAGAAGCAGCTGCAGGGATGGAAGGCGTTCGAGATGTCGTTGTTGGTACAAACTACATGCTGGATAGTGCGGCACAGACAGTTCAACGTTTAGTGATGCAAAATGGTTCATTAGAACAATCGACGAAAAGTTATCAAATCTGGGGTGATGCAGTTGCCATGTATGGTGATGGCGCTGCAGAAACAATGGATAATGTGATGGATGCAATGATCCAGATGCGAGCAACCGGAACGGTTAATATGGCGCAAATGGATCGTATGGTTCGCCGTGGAGTAGATCCTTGGAAAATCTATGAAGATGCGACTGGTATGAGTATGCAAAGTATTCGTGATGCGTTGCGTGATGGCGAAATTAGTGCCAATGAGTTTTTTGATACGGTTGAACAGGCGATGCGTGATGGTGGGAATGAATTCACCTCGGTTTCTGGGATGGCTCAACAAGCTGGGGATACTTGGGCAGGGTCGTTTGCCAATATGGCTACTGCAACAAGTCGAGGAACAGCAAACATTATCGCATCTATGGACGAAGCATTTGGCAAAACTCGCTTTGGCTCAATGAAAGAAAATATTCAAGGGTTTGGTAAAACTTTTGAAGGGGCGTTGAATAGTATCGCTGGTGTCATCCCTCCGGTTGTTTCGGCTATTGATATGATGGCTGGTGGGGTTATTGCTGTGAAAGACGCAGCTGTGACGGCAGCACCTGTAATTATCGGATTAGGAACTGCATTTGGTGGACTACTTATTGTACAGAAAGCAGCAGTTGCTACAGCATCTTATGTTCAGATGTTGAAATACCTGACCGGTGCAACTTCTGGTGCGACGATGGCTAAAAAAGTTGATGCAGTTGCTACAAAACTAGGAATCAGTCTCAACTTACAGAACGCCACCACCACTAAAGCGGTTGTTGCAGCAAACATTTCCAATGCAGCTTCACTAAAAGGTGCAGCAGCCGCCCAAAAAACCTATGCGATTGCTGCTGGTGCTTCTGCAGCAGCGAAGAAGGCACTGGCAGCAGCTAGCATTCTATTGAATCCAGTAGTCGCGGGTACAGCAGCTGTTTTAGGAGCAGCTGGTATAGCTGCAGCCATAATGGGAAAAAATTTTTTAGATACACGTAAAAAGACCAAAGAATTAGCTAGTGAATTAGATGGATTAAAAGACGATCTAGATAATGTCGGAAAGTCAACCCAGTCCAGTGCAAAAGAATTTGAGTCACAAGCAAAAGTGATCGAGTCGAATGCAGAAAGAAACAAGGATCTAGCAGCCGAATTACAAAGGCTTTCAGCAATTGAAGATAAATCGGCTGCGGATAAAAAATTGAT